GCTGACGCCGCGCGTGTCTGCCTCGGGCTTGCAGAGGGCGTAGACCACATCGCACAGCAGGACCGGGTCGCGCACCAGGCGTTCGAGAAGTCCGCCCGTGCCCTCGATGGGCTGCATGAGGTCCACGCGCACCAGCCCTCGCACGCGCTTGAGGGCCGCGACGTTGATCTCGACCTGCCACTGCCTGCCCGCGTTGTCCGTGAACATCTGCATCCGTGACTCCTGTTGTGTTTGTCTCGTGCGGATCAGCCGCCGATCCATGAAGGCGCCGTCGTCGAGTAGGTCACCTTCGCCGTGACCGAGACGGTGATGGCCTCTTCGAGCGCCTCGCTGCGGGAGAAGTTGGTGATGGAGAAGTCGGCCTGAAGGCCCTGGCCGCTGGTTCCGTCGAGGACCTGCAACCCGATGACGGCGTTGTTGAAAAAGGCGTTCTTGATGGCGGTGAACCCTGCGTCGGCGGTGTCCCACACCATCTCGAACTCGACGCTCGCCTCCTTGAGCGTGGCGACGGTCGCCCGCCAGCCCGCGTTCGCGCGGGTGGTCACGTCGGCCTCGCCCGCCTCGAGGTTGAGCGTCACATCGCGGGTGTTGCCCAGCGCCGTCCAAGAGCCGCCGCCCGCCTGGCCGCCCGTCTTGAACTTGAGGACGGCCTCCATGCCCAGTTTGATTGCCATCGATCACCTCCGAACGCGGTACGTGACACTCAGGACGCTCGTAAACACTCGGTGCTGTTCCAGCGACTCGCTCGACACCACCGGCTCGTGGGCGATCCCCGCCCACGCGGCCTCGGGCGCACCGGGCAGCCTCGTCAGCCGCAGGCGGTCGGCGATCTCCTCGGCGAGGTCGAGCAGGGCGTCGATCTCGACCTCTTCGTTCTCGGAGGGGAGCTTCTGCTGCACTCCCACGTCGATGACGCACTCGACGATGCTGCTGTCGCGACTGGCGGCGGAAATGCCGACCGTCCGCGGCACGACCGACACGCGCAGGTCCTTGAGGTCCTCCAGCGTGAAGGCGGGCTGGTACAGCCGCTCGGCGATCACGGGGCGTGAGTACGTCCCGGCGTTGATGTGCGCGGCGACCGCGTCGGCGATGGCGGTGATGGTGCTCACTGGCCACCCCTCCCGTTCAGCCGCCCTTCGAGGTACGACACGCGGCGCTCGATCGCCTGGTACTCGGTGCGCAGGGCGCGGGCCTCCACGATGAGTTCGTCAAGCCGCTTCTCGACCTGCTGGAGCTTGGCGGTGACGACGCCCCACTGGACGGTCATCGCGCCCGCCGCGATGAGGATCGTCACGACGATCCCCGCCCACTGCACGCGCAGCGAGGCCTTGCCGCCGTTGGTGCCGTTGTGTCCGTTCGCTTCCGTCATCACGCCTCCGTGCCCACGAACTTCGTGTGAACCCGCATCACCCGCCGGTAGGGGTCGCTGAATCGCCAGGGCGGCTGGCCGCCGGGCGCGTTGACCTCGTACACGAACACCTGCCCCCCCACGCCGCCGACCTGCTCCCGCACCTGGTCGCCCGCTCGCGGCGTGATCGGTCCCGCGCCCAGATCCAGGTCCGCCGCGCGGATCAAGAAGTCCCGTGACTCGACGCGGTGGATCAGCCCCGCCCCATCCGCCTGCTCGAACTCGGTGCGGCCGATGGTGGCCTGGACTTCCTTCTCGTCCGCACCGCGCCTGTAGACGACCGCGCGGCTCATGTGCCGATGCCGCTGGTCATCGAGGAACGCCGCCCCCTGTTCGAGCAGGTCACCCATGCGAAGCCTCCACTCGTCGGGATCACTGCTGGAGTCGGATGCGCACGATGGTGTCGGCATCGACGGTGTTGCGCACCACCTTGCCGATGAGCTTGTTGCCGGTCGAGACCTTGGTGGCGACCTTGTTGGCCGCGTCCCAATAGGCCAGCGCCCCGACGGTCAGGGCGCTGCCCGCGCCGGTGGCCTTGGGGAAGTCGAAGACTCCCTGCACCGCCAGCGACCCGAGCTGGTTGGCCTTGAGGTCAACCCGCGTGGTGCCGACCAACTCGCCCTGCACGACGACCGTGCCCGCGGGGATGTCGGCCCCGGGGGTGTAGTCGATCGCCGCGCCTTCGTGAACGAACTTCGTCGTGGACATCTGTGAACCTCCGGGGCCTTCGCCCTCGCCGCCTGGCTCGATCTCGCCGCCCTCGCCTTGTGATGGTGGGTTTACGTCGCCCATGAGGGATTACGCCTCGCCCTTGCTCTTGACCGCCGCGCGGGAGTCCTGCATGGCGACGCCGAAGTCGAAGTAGCCGCGCCACTGCATGCCGAGCGTGTTGAAGTCGGTGTCGCCGGACTCGATGGTCGGCGTGCGCTTGCCGCGCAGGTACGCGATCTCGATGGCCGCCACGTCCGCAGGGTTGGCGAAGAGGTACCACGCCTTGGCGCTGCCACCGGAGAGCCCCTGGGCATTGAGGTAGGGGGACGCGACCGGCTTCCACTTGCCCGCGTGGGGGTTGACGCTGGGCTTGCCCTTGTCGGTGGTCGTGGTCTCGTTGATCCGCGTCTCGGTCATCAGCATCTGAGCCGTGACCTTCAGCGACGACGGCACGAGCAGCACCGAGGGCGTCAGCAGGATGGGCTTGCCGTCCGTGTCGGTCTGGTCCAGGAACGCCTGCTCGGCCTGCGTCAGCGAATCGATGCTGAGGTTCGTGGCCGCGCCCGAGATGAAGTTCTTGTTGCCGACACCGAAGAAGTTGGCAGGGTTGGCCAGGAGCAACTCGAAGACCGCCTCCTCGCGCTTGAGCGCCGACATGCGGCCGATGATGCGCGGGATCTGGAGGAACGCCCCCAGGTCGTCGTTGATCATCATCTGCCGGTTGAGCGCGAACATCCGGCCGTACGTCTCGACCTTGTTCGTGTACGCCTGCTCCGAGAGGCCCGCGTGCTTGAGCTCGCCGTCGGGGCCGACCTTTTCGAAGACGCCCGTGCCGGTGAGCCGGTAGCGGGTGACCTCCTTGAAGTCGCTCACGTCCGTCTCGGCGCTGAACATCGCCACCACGCTCTCGACGGCGGTGTACGCCGCGAGCATGGTCTTGTTGGCGACGTTGGAGAGGATGCCCGACAGCGAGATCGTCGAGAACCCGCCGGCGGCCCGGATCTGCCGCTCCTGCTGCCGCAGCAGGTTGTTGGCCTCGAAGGCGGTCTGGATGAACTCGTTCTCCACGCGGCGCATGCGTGCGGACCCGCCCGCGGCCTCGATGACATACGCCAGGGCGCTGTGGATGCCCGCCCCGCTGAGGGTTCCGGACAGGGCCGCGTTCATGGTGCGTTGGTCGTACCACTTGCCAACCGTCTCTTCGGGGATACCCGCCGAGAGGCACAGCGCGGCCTCGATCGCACGCCCAGCCTGGGCGGGCTCCGCGTCACGGCGGACCCCGCCAGAGGCCAGCGCCGGGCGGTCAGCCCGGAGCACCGCGAGCTCGGTCTTGTTCACATCCCACCCCTCGGCGATCGCCTTGGCCTCGATCTCGGCGTGTTTGCCGCCGCCGACCGCGCAGACGCGGCGCACATCGGCGATGCGCATGGTCTCCGCGGCCGTCTCTGCACGGATGCTCGCGACGTGCGGGGGGACCTCCGTGTCGCCGCCCTCGCCGGGATCGGTGCCCGTCGCGGCCGCGGTGACGGCTGCCGCCTGCTGCTCCGTGTCGAACATCGCCTGGAGGCTCGCCTTCTGTGTATCGCTGAGCGTCACCGAATCGAACCCCTTCGCCGCAAGCCACTGATCGAACGTCATGTCGTCCTCCTTGATCGCTGCTGCCGCGACGCTCGCGGTCGTGTTGTCGTCCGCACCCAGGGCCACGAAGCTCACTTCGCCCAGCACGCTTCGGCGGGCGATGTGGACAGGCCCATCGAACTCGCGGCCGTTGGCGACCGCCTTCTTCCCCTTGGGAATGAACTCCATCCCGCCCGGCTGCGCCATCGCACCGAGCGACGCCTGCCACGGGAACCCGTTCCGGCTGCTCTCGACGATCTCGCGGGCCACCGGGCCGGCCCCGGAGATGACGCCGGAGACCAGCAGCTGCGATCCCTCGATCCGCACCGCGTCGGTGTGCCCGACGATGAGCGAGCGGTTGTGGTCCTTGAGGATCGGGCGGCTCTTCGCACCCCCGCCCGCCACCTGGAGACCGGCGAGATCAACGACCACCGGGTGCGGCCAACCCGCGAGCATCATGGGGCCGCCGGTGTACGCCGTCATGGAGAATCGACGCAGCGCGGGGGCGCTCGCGTCACCGGTCGGTGGGCCGGCCTCGATCCACCCATCGACGGGCGCACACAGGTTCAGCAGTCGCTCATTCGGCATCGTCGCCCTCCCCATCTGCGGGCGTCGGCTGGAGCGTCTGCGCCTGCTCCACGACGAGCCCGAGCTCCTTCATCAGCGCGACCTCCTTGGCCCGTTGCCGCAGCTCGGATTCCCAGTCGCGGCCCTGCTTGGCGAACTCCGCGGCCAAGGTCGTGGTGTTCGAAGTCAGCCGCGTCGCCTGCGCCGTCGCCTCCTTGGCGGGATCGACGTGCTCGTTCCCATCCCAGAACCACTGACGGGGCGGGGACTGGCCGGTGGCGATGAGCGTGCGCACGCGGAGCGGCAGCAGGTCAGTCACCAGCACCGCCTCACGCAGCCAGGCATGCAGAAGTCGGTCGAGCACGACGCACGCCAGGTGCTCCTGCTCGACGCGGATGCTCTTGAAGTACGTCTGGTGATCGAGACGACCGCTGGCGTAGTTGTACCCCGAGGAGTTGCACGCCGCGACGTTGAACGGCATGTTCAGGCAGCGGGCGATCTCGTTGAGGATCTCACGCTTGAACTCGGCGTAGGTGGTCGCGGGCTGCTCGGCCTGCATCTGCGCCATCTTCCAGCCGCCGGGCATGGTGAGCAGCGAGCGGGCTTCGAGCTCGATGGCGTCCATCGGCTCGACCGCCTCGGCCTCGCCGTTCGCTGGGGCATCGGTGTAAAGGATGCCCGCGAAGTCGGCGGCGGTTTCCGCCGCGCCCAGCACCGCGAGCGTGAAGCGGCGGAGCTGCGCGAACAGTGGCAGCGCAGGCGTGATGTCCGGGACGCCCCGGCTCTGCCCCGGCCGATCGCTGCGGAAGTAGTGGATTACCGACTCCGCCGGGACGCGGTCGTACTCCAGGCCGAGGTAGCCCGAGCGAGTGTCGCCCGGATGCCCCTTCAGGATGTGGAGTACGACCGCGTCCCGGCGGAGTCGGTAATCCAC